ACTTCTAATTGGTCAACATTAAATTTAGCAGACGATATCTTGCGGTCTAAATCAATTACATGATTGACCAGTTGCTGTTGCTCCTGTGTCATATCTTCAAATTGATACTCAACGCCATCAATACTCAAGGGGGTCTTTTTTTCGTTTCCCATGATGTTTCCTTTTAAATTGCCACCAAAAGCGAGTGGTGGCTTCTCGTTATGCCGCCCAAGGCAGTGGTGGTGTCACTACTGGTGGGTTAATTTGTGCTTGGATTTGTTGGTCAACAGCCGCTTCTGTAGCAGTCTGGTCAACGCCATTAGCCCAAATCCATCCCAACACTTGTTCTTGTGTCAGGTCAGCATAAGGCGTGAATGTACCTTCACCAGACAAAGGAACAGAGCAAGTGCTGTAGACAGAACCGCTGTATGTGCCATCTGTGCCAGAACAAGTCCAATGCACATTGAACACCACATCTGTGTTGCCATCCTCTTGTGGATACGCATCCATTGCTGTAACTGTCCAAGTTGTAGTCGTAGTCATAATTTACCTTTCAGTTTAAAGATTAGCGGCATCCAAGCGTGCCTTGAGTGAATTGATTTCTGCTACTGCTTCTTGCAAAGCCGCTGTTAATGTAGCCACCAAGAATGATGTGTCAATGCCTTGGTACTTAGGATTGCCGTCAGCATCCACAGCATCCTTTTCACCAGTAACGGCTTGAGGCACAACTTCAGCCAACTCGTGAGCAATGAAACCTTCGCCATCAGAGCCATCAGCGTTCCACTTGTAAGTGCAAGGCTTGAGCAATGCAACTTTAGCCAATGCGCCTGTCATTGGTGCAATGGTGTTTTTCAGGCGATAGTCAGATGAAGTGTTGTAGGCTGTTGCAGAACCTGTGCAAGCAATCGTTCCAACAATTCCAACAGAACGATTTGTAAATTCGTAATGAGTGGCAGATGTGGTGCTATTTGATTCGAAATGATATGAGCGAACAATTGGTTGTGATGCAGACGAACCAGAAGTATTTGCAAAAATAGCCGCAAATGTAGCGCCTCCAGTATTATATGAAGTTACTCGACCTGTTCCTATTCCTGATGCTGTTGTTCCAACTAGCAATTCACCACCGCTTGTTATACGGGCACGCTCTGTATTGCTAGTTCCAAACGATAAAAACGATGCTTTACGATTCCAGAAATATCCGCCATCGTCTGCATTTTGCCCAATTACAACATTGGAAGTTCCTGCTGTGTTTGCATTTCCAGTTAAATCTATAAAAGCCGCGGCACTTGCTCCTCTATAAATGGAAAGGGCTTGTGCAGGACTTGTAGTCCCCACACCCAAATTCCCCGAGGCATCCAGTGTCATTGCCTGAGTAAAGGTAATGGCGTTTCCTGCTGTGCCAGATGGGGCGATGTACCATTGATGCGCATTGCTTGCCATTTGGTAGAAAGCCGCACCAGTAGTCGCTTTGTAAATATAGTTCGTTCCGTTGTAATAACTATTGTTAAACAACGCAGTACTATTATTAAATGCGCCTAATGCACCACCGCCTTTTAAATCCAATGCCCCGTTATAACTACCCCAAGCACTAGGAACAACACCCAGACCAAGGTTGCCAGAGGAATTAAGGCGCATACGCTCTGTATAACTTGCGCCAGTTGCAAATATGATGTTTGCTGTTGCTGAACCATTAGTGCCAAGACCTAAATCATTAGCGCCACCAGTTGCTGATACAGATAGTCCTGAACCTATTTGGGAAAATATAGTTCCGCTATTTGCAAAACTAATAGCCATTTGCCCAAAAGTAGAATTGAAAGTAGCGACATTAAATCCAGAACTTGAAACATGAAGTTTTGTAGTGGGATTTGTAGTTCCAATGCCAAGGTCGCCATCGGCATCCAGAGTCATTGCCTGAGTAAAGGTAATGGCGTTTCCTGCTGTGCCAGAGGCGGCTGTGAACCATTGATGTTGAGTGTTGCCTATTCGGTAGTACAGCGCAGTATTGGATGCAATGTATCTGCGTGTGCCGCTTGAGTCAATGTACTGGTTGTAAGAAAATTCTGCGGCAGAATTGGCTACATTTGTGACCGAAGAAATACCAAATTGGAAAGTGTTGTAATTGACAGATGCTCCCGCCCAAGCACTAGGAGTAACTCCTAATCCAAGGTTGCCAGAGGAGTCAATGGTTGCCGCAGTCGTGTAAACAGACGCATTACTTGACGCAACAATAAATTTAAATGTTCCTGCTGTTGTTGTGTTTGGACCAAGCGCCATAATGCGGTTGCCATCACCAATGTCTACAACAGTTGAAGATGCTCTAACAGAAGCAATAGAGCCGTTGACGATAAAGCCACCTGTGCTAGAACCGCCAGTAACATCCAATTTAGCCGCAGGTGAACTTGTACCAATACCAAAATTTCCATTAAGGTCTATACGGGCTCGTTCTGCATTTTGTCTTGCATCGTAAAAAATGTATGCCTGTTGAGAATTTGTGTAAGTCATCCATTGCGAAGTAGAAGACTCAATGGCAACGCCACCAGATGACTTTGATGAACCACCAACAACAATACCAAACGCACCATCTAGTGCCGCATCAGAAGTACCACCAACCAACAAATTACCAGACACATCTAGCGTCATGGCTTGCGTAAAGGTAATCGACTGCGTAACAGTAGCACCGCCCAACAATGTGCCTGTAGCAGTAGCCGTTATGCTTTGATTAACAGTAGGTAATGCTACCAATGCGCTAAAAAAGGATTGCCATTGACCAAGGGTTGTACTGCCTAATGTTGTTACTGTGTAAACACGACCCGTAACAATTGATGTAGTTGGACCGGCTGTACCTGATGGTGCATTGTGCCAAGAATGAATACTTGAACTTTGCTCGTAACGAGAGGCAACACCTGTTGCAACATATTTCCAAGAACCATCAAAATATGCGTTTGCGCCTAATTGATTTTGAGCCGAACCAGCATCTGAACGACCCGCCATAAACGCTGTGCCAATTCCAGAACCAACTTGATACGCTTTAAAAATGGAACTCCAAGCACTTGGCGTAACACCTAAACCAAGATTGCCAACGCCATCAAGCGTCATTTTTATGACACCATTAGTTGTACCAAATCCCATTTCATTGGTAGAGTTCACATAAAAAATACGACCGCGAGCATCAGAACCTGATACAGAAAAATCAATCAAACTACCATCAGTTCCATTTAAATGAGCGACAGCATAATTACCTTGCAATCCCGCAAGAAAACCAGAGCCTGTTGGAGTAGAAGAAATTGCACCCGCAACATGAAGTGATGCACCGGGCGAAGAAGTGCCAATGCCTAGACCTGTAGTGGTTAGGCGCATACCTTCAGTTCCACCAAGCGTAAAGGAAAATGCCGCTGAAGCACCAGTGCTGTTAAAAGCAGAATCTAAAACTATTCTGTCACCACCAGATGTAATAGTAAGCCGCTTGTCGTTTGCTGACCCACCAGAACTACGGAAATATCCCATAATAGGGTTATTAGCAGTTACATCCAACTTAGCCGCAGGCGAAATTGTGCCAATGCCAAGATTACCAGACGCATCCAAGGTCATGGCTTGAGTAAAGGTAATTACATTATCTAAAGTGCCTGAGGGAGCAGTGTGCCAAGAATGAACATTGCCGTTAATTTGATACTTACCAGATGCCGCACTTGTGCTGTAAGCCCAACTTGTACCATTGAAATAAGTATTGTTATTTAAATAAGTGTTTGCAGTTTGAGTTGCCAAACTGGAGTAACCAATTTGTATTGCCTTAAGTACTGCCCAATTGCTAGGCGGCACACCTACAGCAAGCGTACCCTCACTATCAAGACGCATACGCTCCGTATTGCTTGTTCCAAAGACAATAGGATACGCGCCAGCGTTCCATAAGTTAAGACTATATCTAACGCCACCAAAAACACCCGTGTCACTGTCTAAACCAATATAAGCAGTTCCACCGCTATTTGTAAATTGACCAAGAACAGCATTTGTTCCAGTAGTAGAAACAAATTTAAATGCTGATGTACTTAAATTTGCACCAGAAACATGAAGCGGTGCAGTAGGGGAATTTGTGCCAATACCCAAACGAGAATTGGCACTATCCCAAAACAAATTAGCACTAGAGCCAAACGCAGAAGTATTATTGCCAAAAGGAATGTAACCGGCTGTTAACGATGTCAAGCCCGTACCACCACTTGCAACAGGCACAGTTGCCAATGAAATAGTATTGCCAACAATTGTAATTGGCGCTGTTGCTGTATACGCAGTACTAGTCAGCGGTCCAACATCCTGCACCGTGCCATTGGTGTAAGTAATTCGCAGATATTGGAAAGTCGAGATTGTCACAGGGACAATGCTCACAATGCCATTACCCGCAACACCACGGTCAATCGTGATGGTTTGCTGCTGTGGCGGAACTACCTCGCAAACGATGTTGTTTGCGTCTGTTACTGATACATTGATTTGCATGATTTATCCCTTAAACAACCACAATACCGTCTGACCTTACGAGGAACATCAAGAATATGATGCCATCGTCAGCAGGGTTGCCACCACCAGCGGGAAAAGATATTTTGATACGACCTGAGAAACAAACAGGATTAACAGCGTTAATGTCCAACTCTGGGTCGCTAGAAATTAACGACCATACTGAATCATCAATCACCAAAGTAAACGAACCACTAGCATCAACACGATTAGTAATAGTCAAGTTAACAGGCGTAGGGGTAGGTTCGTAGTTGCCAATGTTGAATGACAAACCATTGCGCGTGTCTTGCAGATTGCTTACTGTTCTGCGGACAATCTGAGCGTTGATTGTTGCACCAGTTAAATTAACTGCTGTGCCGCCAGAAGTAAAAACTAAATTCCAGTAGGTCGATTGGTTATAGACCAATTCGCCCGTAATGAGGGGGTTGTCAAAACCGCTAACTTGCGTAATGACATTCTGAGAAAAAATCGCCATGATACTTCCCTGTACTCAGGTTGTGACGCTCCCTGCGTACTCGCGGGGGACGGAATCTTGTCATGTGCTGTCAGGCAATTATGCCCGCAAATTAGACATCTAGCAACACAGAAACGACAACATTTCCAGACGCAACAATGCTTGAACCATCAGACGCTGAACTGATTTGGTAGAAGAATGTTGCTGTATGGTAGCCAGTAATTGTGCTATCAACCCCAATAGTTACTGTCGAACTCATTGCATTCCAAGCATTTAATGCCGCACCATAATAATTTAAATTTGGGTCTGGGAAAGTCAACTGAGTAAATCTTATCCAATAAGAATTACCTATGGCAACCGATGTCGGGTTGTACCAATTACCCAATGCACCGCTGTTGTAACCAGTAACAGTTCCATTAGCCAAGAATCTAACTTCAGCAACTGTATTTGTTGGAGATGAACCAACTCCCTCATCAGAGAAAGAGCCACCATTTTGGACACCTGTAATTGTCAGATTGTTGCCAGATGTCTTAATAATTAAGTTAGTGCCATCCCATGCCAAATAATTACCATTAGGGTCGCCAATGGAGAATTTAGGAACACCACTAATTTGCCCCATCCAGAAGCCTACACCGGTGTTGTAGTCTGTCTGACCTGACCGCACATAACCAGTACCGCTTACAGTTAAATCCGCACCAGAGATAGAACCCGCTGTAATCGTTCCTAAGTTTGCACTGATGGCAGACAAACTACCAACCTTCAAGTTAGAAAGGTACGGCACATTCCAAGTAGTCTGCGTAGTAGCAGGGTTAAAAATACCATCCGACTGGAACAAAGCCTCGCCAGCAACAATTGCCGGTGGTGTCGATTGCCAAGTTTCAGCGCCACCCCAAGTATTTGTTGGAGGGAACGCACCCACGCCAGTAGTCACATAAGTTGCAGGAGTGGAATTTAATGACGAAGATGTTGATTTAGCGTAGCAAATCCTTGACGACAATCCATCAATACCATTCGAGCCGTTAGTTCCGTTAGTGCCATTAGCACCATTTGCACCGTTAGCCCCAGCCGCACCCACAGCGTAAGCCGTAGTCGTATTCCAAGTAGCAACACTAGTGGCAGTTGTCAAAGAGTCAGTGATAATAACTTGACAGCCGTAAAGCGTAAAACCAGCACTAGAAGAGCCCGGCAATAGTGTCCAACTGTTAGGTGTTTCGGGTGCTGTAAATGCGCCTGTAGCCCATGTATAGGTTGATGTTCCAGCAGGGAATGTTGTAGGCACAGTAGCAGACCATCTATAAACCTCCAAGACGGCTGTTCTAACACCGTTTGCCCCCGTAGCACCATTGGCGCCATTAGTTCCTGCATAACCAGATGCAACAATGCCAGCCAAACCCCAATTAATTGAGGTTGTGGTTGCCGTAGCCGTATCAGAGATATTGACAGTAGCCGCCCACAATGTGTAGCCAGCAGAAGGCGCTGTGGTTATTGTCTGACTCCAACTAGCAGGGTCAGGGGTAAACGAATCACTTGCCCATGTATAAACCGATGTCCCAACCGGACCAGCAGGAATTGTTATTGCCCATTGATAAACAGTAGGACGAGCAGTCTGCAAACCATTTGCACCGTTTGTGCCATTTGTGCCATTAGAGCCGTTAGCACCGTTTGTGGTCAACGATGACACAGTAAAGCCAGCAGACCAATCAACAGTTGTTGTCGCAGTTCCTACAGTCACTACAGTCGGTTTAATCGCAGTCCAAAGTTGCAACCCAGCCGTACCCGGATTGGCAGGGATTGATGTTTGCCAACCATTAGTTCCTGTGTATGCAGAATTCGTTGCAGTTGCCCATGTATAAGTTGATTGACCATTAGGGTTAGAAGGCGTTGTAGTTGACCATTGATACAAAGCAACATCCGCAGATTGATTGCCATTTGTGCCGGGCGTACCTGTTGCACCTTGGTCAGAAAACACATATTGCAAAATTGCAGTAGCCGCTTGCGTCACAGTACCTAAAGACGACTTGTATCGCACAGGCACAGTCAGTGTTGCTGGCGAGGAAGTCATTGCCGTAGGTATTCCCCATTGAGCATATGTGCCACCGTCAGTAGGTGCTGGCAAAGTCAAACCGCCAGTAGTCGTAATATCCGCATTACCAGTAGTCGCTGAACCGCCAATACGCCATGTGTTATTTACAAAAGCAGCATCAGAGTCTGTCTGAGATGCTACAAATTCAATAGCACCACCAGCAGCAGAGCCGTACAGTTGTGTAATCAATCCTGTAAACGAAGGAACAAGCGATGAATTCCTTGGCACTTGCATAACGATTGGCGAGTATGTTGCCAAGAAAGTACCAGCCACAGCAGAAGTGGTCGGATTAGGCGCCCAACTAAATGCTGTAGATATAGCAGACAAGACAGAAGCGCCAGATTCGTTTGCTACCTTAAACGCAAAATAGTATGTGTCAGTTGGAAGATTTAAATTATCAAACGCCAAAGTTGCTGATGGCACAAAAGGTTGCGAGTTGGATGCAGTCTGTGCGCCCCAAACTTTCCAATCTGATGTTGTTGGGCTGGTTACAGTTGTATAAAACAAAGTGACTTCAGTTACACGCCCGGTGGCAGGAATTACACACAAAACATCAAAGTGAGGAATTGTTGCTGTGGTGTTAATGTTGGAAACAGTAGGCGCAGCTAAAGCACTAAAGAAGTTAGGATTAGATAAGTTGCTGTTAGGCGCAGGAGAATATGCAGTGATAGAAACATCGTCATACACTTGAGAGTTGTATTCATTTAACTCTAATGAAGCGCCAAGATTTCCATCAGGCAAAGAAGCCTCGGAAACTTTAATCACACGGAACAACTTGTTAGTCCAACCGTATGCAGAGTTAGTAACGCTAATGACATCACCAGCGTCAACTTGAATGCCGTTATAAGTTGTTGCAAAGGTGACAATCAAATCCTCACGGGCTTGCTCAAGCATCCTGTTTGCAAGATATTGAGCTTGCACAGAATCATTAACCAAACTTAAATTGATTGTGTATTTGTTAACAGGCTCATTTGCAAACAACAAGTTAGCAGGAGTATTCAAATAAACATAATCTGATTGGTCGCGATTTAACTTGCTTGGGAATTGAGCTTGAATCTGATTGATGCTAGAGGCAATGTCAAACGCACTGACGCGAATTTCGCCAATAATATTTGAGTCGTCAAAAGAGAACGATGCGGATTCTGCTTTATTAATGACAACAGCCCACTTGCCTGTGGCAGCATTGTATTGATTCCAAGAATCACAAGCCAACATAATCTGGTCAAGGTTAGACAATACATCTTGACCTGTATCTAAAACACCATTGATGCGATAACGAGGTTGAGTTGCAGAACCACCACCAGAAGGAGTGTAAGTAATAGTCTGGTCAGAATAAGTATTTAAAGCAGTTGCAGTGGCGGCATCTACGATGCTTGGACTCATTGAACAACCATACTTTGTATTTGTAATGTAGTCATACCAAACATCGCCCGGCTTTGCAACACCTGTGGAATTCAAATAATGCGAAGTCTTAAATGTCACAGGTTGCATTTGCGTTGTGCCAGCATCCCTGTTGTAAATCATTTTAATAATAGCAAACGCCAAACCATTCATCTGGCGACCACTAGCAATCCATCTTTGAGCAACATCAATATCAGAGCCGCCCATTACAGAACTAGGAAGCTGTGTCCCATTTAATGGAGTAATAACACCGGCTTCAGTTGAAGTGTAAAGATGAATGTATAAGTTTCCAGCAATTTTGGTTTGTAGATTTCCAGCGCCATCTTTAAGACTTGCAACTTTTGTTAAATCAACTGGGTCAAAAGCAACAGTCTGGTCTTGCCAGTACATCTTAGATGTTGTGTGATTTGTCGAATAATCAAACGAGAATTGACCATTAGGACTAATCTGAGAGACAGCCATAACATAGTACATTGTCTTTTGGTCTGTCGATAAAACAGCATCTACAAAGATACCGCCAAGGTAAGCATCGCCATAAACAATTGGAATACTATTAGTAGTGGCTGGAGGAACTTGTTGCCTAACACCATTGTCAGTATTTTGATTTGCATTGCCAGAACTAAACACGCGAGTCACAATCATTGACACGGCAAAGTTAATGGCAAAAGTAGCAGCAGCTAAACCAAAGCTACCAAGGGCTGCAGCAGCCATAAATGTGCTGCCATAAATTGCCGAAAGAACAAGTGACGCTGGCATTTTCAGTCCCTAAAAAAAGTTGCTTCAAGCGGTTGATAACCCCGCTTGGTGTAGTCTATCAAAGGAGAGTTTGCCATTACCGTAGTACAAACAAAATCTACTCTTTTGCTATTAAGCATATCTTGGGCAAGCTCATCAAACTTAATCCACAATTTGCCACCTAGCGATTTTCCTCGATGTTCTGGCATTACCCACCAAGCTAATTCACGAAGCTCTAAAACATTTGGACACCAGACATTTGGCGTAATGATGGCGGCAATCATTCCTCGATGGTCATCATCAATAAGAATAAATCCACGACCACTAAGCATCTGAAATATCAAATGTCCAACATGCTCAGAATTATGTGCATCTGGATTGGATAAAACAGGGATAGGAGCTTCTTTTGCATATTCCCGCATCATCCATACCAAAACTGGGATATCTTGTCTTGTAGCTTGTCTTATCATTGTTACATGCCAAATTCACTTGAAAAACCAGAATCTGATGGTGCGCTTGTAGTAGCTTGACTTCCTTGTACAGGTGGAGCGCCAAAGTCAAAATAGGTTGAAGCAATTACAGGAACTCTGTTCATGCTTGTATCACCGGGGTAAAAATTCTTCCATACAGTAGGATTAGTTTTTAAACCACCAATACGGTTTTGCAAGATAGTTCTAAATGAAGAACAACTAATTGAACAAGTAGCAATGCGACTACGCAATTGTTCGTTCCAATCTTCAGTCACAGAAAAGTTACCAACATAGCCTTGATAGCGTTTAAAGAACTGAAGAGTAGGCGTTGTAATGATTTGATTGTTTGAGTCAAAGAACCCACGCCAAACTTCGACCAAAGAGCCTTTGATGTCAGCACCAAGAATCACCGCCACATTAGCGCCATCAATACCAGTTAATGCAATTGTCAAATCACCACTGGTTGCTTTTGTGTCTCGCTTAATATCGCCAATACTTAACAAACTTCCTAAGTTGGTGTAAGTAGTTCCACTTACTGTAATCGGTGAAGCAGCATTGCAAAAAGTGTAGACATTTCCAGCAACTCCAGTACCAGAGCCAATACCTGTAGCAGTAAATGTTACTCCAATAGTATTTGACGAAGCACCAATAGAAACAAAGTTTGTTGTGCCAACAACTTGAATTGTGTAAGTGCTTCCAACAACAAATGCTCCTGCATTAGTTGAAGTAGTCAACTTGACAAACTCGCCATAATTGATTGAAGGGCTAGATAAAGCCGCAATTGTTGTACTCATCCTGTAATGTTCTCTCTAAAGACAAAGGGAGAATCCCATTGAACAAACGCACCATTTGTCATGGGGTTAAGTGTATATGTTGGACAAGATTCTGCCAACATATAAAAAGTGCAAGCAGAACCTACAGCCGTCAAAGTTCCTGTGCTTGGCGTACCAATAACAGGTCTATGCAATGTGACTGACACAGTAGAGCTAGAACCTCGCAAAACATTAGCCGTCACTTTATATGGATAAATACCCAATTGTAAAAAATCACCAGCTTTAAACACAAAGTCAGTAGAAGGCACAGCGGGCAAATTACCCACGCTAATTGTCGTAGCGTTAGCCGCAGGAACACTAGCCAATGTCAAAGCATTAGCCTGTACGGTTGTCAGGCTTCCCTGATACGAAGTAAACCAAGAAAGATTAGTACTTGCAAAGGAAATAGTTTCAGGCAACTGTCTGTCTTTATTGTCAATTGCTTGAATCACATTACGCACTTGTGGATAGTACAAATAATTATGTGGATTGACAGTAAACACCCAAGGCACAGAAGTTAGATATTGAGCAACCCGAACTTGCCCAGAACGGCTCACTTGTTGACCAACAGTCCTTCGGTTTTGCACCGACATAGATTGCTGTATATCAAAGATAGTCTGGAAAGACATTCTTAAGTTCTCCCGTAATTAGTGGAAAGATTTTTCTCTCCATATTTATTTGCCGCCCAAATAGCAGAAGAACTACCTAGCAAGCGCTCTTCAAATGACTTAGTGTCAATTGCATTAATGTAATTGTTTGTAATGTTAGTAGTGCCACCCATGTTTGACAAAGCATGGTTAGGAATAATTGTTCCTGCTGTCTTAGGAATAAACAACTCCGGTCCGCGCTCTCCAACAACACTTACTTTGCCAACAGGTGGGTCGCCACCATTTGCATAACCACCACCGGGCTGCATTGGAATAGTGACATCAGCATTACTAGGAACGCCAGCATTCATAAACATCTTCAGGAAAGACAAGGCAGAAGCTTTTAACTGAATAGCAATTAAATCTTGGATAACACTACGGGCAAAGTCTTTCATATTTAGCTTGCCAGTTCTAACAAAGTTATCAAGAGC